AATCGTTTGACCTTGCACCGCACCACGGGTTGCCAACACATCTGCTGGCCACTGCCAACGGTTGTCGGGCGAACCAGCGTAGAACTTCAGATCGTCAATTTCATCTTCACGACTTTCAGACAACGCACCAATGGCCATGTCCAAACGCGAGCGAGCAGTCGCCAAGACACTAGACGACGAGTCCTTGTCTTTGCCACCGTTGGCCACAGCACCGGCTGCGGCGATGCCTGTGTAATCCATTATTTTTTCTTCTTTTCTGCTTCGCGCTTGACTGCATACGCAATTGCCACGGCCTGCTTGACAGGCTTGCCAGCTTTAACTTCCGCTTTGATGTTCTTGCGAAAGGCTTCGGGTGTTTTGGATTTAACGAGCGGCATTTTATTTCTTTTTCGCAGTCTTAGCTGAATCTTTGAAATCTTTAGCCGTCGGCGCATTCTTGCTGCCAGGCTTGTTCATCTTTTCGCCAGAGCCCGCTTTGATGCGAGCTTGCTTAGCGTGGATGTTTGCGTAGAGTCCAGGTTTGGTAGCCATATCAACACTTCCATCGTTTAAGGGCAGCTTTAGCGCGTTCGCCGTCTTTGGCGTTGGCCGCTACAGCGCCCATTCTTGCACAAAATGAATCTTTACGGCCTTGGTCTGCCTTGGTCTTAGGGTTGGGTGCTGGCGCTTTAAGGTTAGAACCCGTCGCCGCATTGTACTTCTCGCGGCCTTTGGCAGTCAAACCAGCACCCTTGGACGTGGGTAGCTTCTCGCCGCGCCCAACACTGAGTGATACTTTTTTTGTCATGATCCCATCCATGATGCGTTGACGCCGGTGCCCTGCGCGTTCACGCGGCGGGTTGGCTCAACATATTGCCGATGTGCTACAGGAAAAGCAAATGTAACAGCAATTGCGTCGGCAGCATCGGGTGACGCCAGCCCACGCGACTTCATGTCTTTCTTGCTTTCCAAGAAAATCGTCCCGCGTGAATCAGGCTTCATCATAGGCGAAATCAGATCCGTTTTCAAGAACCTGTCGTTTGGAATGGCGGCGGTTTTCAGCCACTCCCTCATGTCACCCCACATCTGCGCCCGCATATTGCCATACATAATCGGGTTCTTGGCCTTATTCCCAAAGTTCACGCCCTTGATTTTGTACCGCTGCTCTTTGAGTCTGTCCACAATACCAGCACCCAAGCCGCCTTCGTCGATCACCACCAGCGTTGGCTTAAATTCCTCAATCGCTTCGATTACATGCCCCACCACCGTCATGGTGTCGTCGCCTCTGTGCCGCATGATCTTCACAATGTCGCGCCCCTGCCGCACCGCGATGACCGTGGCATCCGCTCCAAACCGTGCGGGGTCTACGCCAATCACAATCGGTGCGCTCAGGTCTTGGTACTTGGTACGTTTCATCGCGTCGTCCACAATGTCGGCGCCAATGAACTGGTCATCGCCCGCGTTGGGGAACTGACCGTACACCTCGACGTGCGCCTGCGCCGAGTCTGGCCCATATTCATCAATGATGCGCTGATATACCGCCTTGTCGGTGCCTTCAACCGTTCTTGCGTCCACTACACGGGTGCGCCAAAACTCGCGTTTACTGTTAAACGCTTCGTAGAAGTATCCCGTGTTGCGCCGTGGGTTAGAAAACGCCATCCAAAAGCGGTTTGGCGTGTTTTCTGTGAAAAAACCACCTGTTACCGCCCAAATTGAGTCGTCAATACCTGATGCTTCGTCAAAAACCACCAGCACACCGTCAAAATTGTGTACACCAGCGTACGCATCAGGGTTTTCCGCCGACCACAGCCGCCCTTCGACGCCCCAGTAGCGTGTGCCCTTCTTCAAATCCCGCTCGACCAGCTCAGTTAGCCACTTTGCTGGCATCACACGGGTGGCACTGACCTCAAACCAGTGTGAGTTAATCGACATTGCCAGCCATTTGGTGATCTCGGCCCATGTGATTGAGCGGAGCTGGGACTCGGAGTTGGCCGATATGATGGTTGTCGACCCTATCCGCGTCGCCACCATCCATATAGTTATCCAACTGACCAGCGCCGACTTGCCAATACCACGGCCAGACGAGATTGCTTCTTGCAATACACCAAAATCCAGCTTATTCTGGTTGATCTTGATGTGCTCCGCAATATCCAGCAGCACCTCGCGCTGCCATTTGCGCGGGCCTTGGAAGTTTTCTAGCGGTGTGCCCTTGACGCCCCAGGGAAACGCAAACATTACAAACGCCAGCGGGTTGTCCTTGATGGCCGGACTCCAGAGCCTGGCCATCAGTTCCTGTTCGTCTTCAGCGCTGTAGATGGTGTTCTGCATGTGTTTCTTGGTTTAGCTTAGGACTTGGTTCGTTGGCGATCACATCAATAACCCGTGACTCAGCTTGACGCAACGCGCCGATGATTGATATGCGCTGGTCGACATCAATGCTGATTGACTGCTTGGCCACCCAGCCGTGTGAGTGTTGCAAGATCGCCAACGCCGCTTTGGCGTCGCCTTCATGCGCGGCCTTGTGCAAACACTTGGACATCTCCAGCTCGCCGTCGGCTTTGCCCTTGAGCGCAGCCATGTCCGCTATGGGGTCTAGCTCGCACAGTTGCCGGTACTCGGAGGGCAACATGCCGGAGGCCAGCGCCAATGCGTCGCCCTTGAGGCCGAGCTTGGCGGCTTCGTAGATTTTGTTTAGCCGTGCTTCGGTTGCGACAACCTTGCGCGGCTCAAATGGAAGACTGTGAAACATGTGCCCGAATATACCAAACGTGGGTCATGTGGGTCATATTTTTAAAAATTAAAATTAAAAAAAAATTGTTTGTGAACCCTTCGTCACCGTGACCCATCGGCCACCGGCCCTACCCCCTCCCCCCCCGAGTTCCTTACACCATCCTTACAGCACTAAGTTAGTGAGTGCTAACTAACATCCACAAGTTAGTGGCCGCTAACTTAGGTGAAGTGAGTGCTTGCTAACTTAGCCTGGTGAAGTGAGTGCATACTAACTTGGCCATGTTAGTGAGTGCTAACTTAGCTAAGTTAGTGGCCACTAACCTATGGCCATATACTTATCAAAACCATAATGTAGGCAATGTAGGCAATGTTGTCATCCGTTTTTAGTCGCTGGCCAAACGTGATCCCATACCTAACTATTAGCTATAAAGTATTACACATATTTATTTTTTAAGATAATTCAAACCAATGACAATATGACCTACAAAATAGGTTTTAGCCAGTATCTATATGCTTTTTTTGTAGGTTATTTGAGACCCATGCAAATTGCCTACAACTCGCCCAACTTGCCTACACAAAATAGGGTAAACACCTAGAAAATAAATGTTGACAATTGCAAAACAATCCCTTACATTATGTGTGTGGGCGCGAAAGTGCCTACAAAGTCCAATCAACTAACCTAAACGAAAGTAAGATCATGACAAAATTCGAAGCAAACGAAATCAAAAAAACCGTGCAATACTTTGCAGCTGGCCTAGGCCCTGATTATTTGGCGCGCGCATTGTCCGCGATCCATCGCGCAGCACGCGCACAAAATACTAAGCGCGCGATCGAAGCCTTGGCCACCGAGCACGGCGTAAGAAACCACCCAGAATTCAAAATCTAAACTAAACCGGCCGGCCACGCGCCGGCCACCAAAATAAACTCAACTAAACGAAAGTACAGTATGAAAATTCTAGGATATATCGCGTACGAAGGCCCCAGCGAAATCGACGGCTCACCCATTGTCGTTATCGTTAACAAAATCGACGGTTCCGACAATGTCAAAACCGGCGCCATTGTGCAGACTTTTATTTTGCGCTCCGATATTTCACCGATCGACGCGTTAAACACCGGCGCCGACGTGTCAATATGTGGCGATTGTGGCCACCGGCCATATTTGATCAAAACCGGCGAAAGCGATGAACCACCATGCTATGTCAACGTCGGCCGCTCGGTTCGTGCGGTATATGACGCATATAAACGCGGCCGATACGTCAAAGCCGATCCGGCCACCATTGCGCGCATACTGGCCGGCAAAATAGTACGGCTCGGTACTTATGGTGATCCGTTCGCGGCCCCAGTGTCTATGTGGCTAAAAATAACGCGATACGCAGCTGGCCACCGAGGATATACCCATCAATGGAACCGGCCGGATTTTGACGTTCAAGCATGGGCTCCGCTCGTTATGGCCAGTGCGGACAATATTGACCAAGCTGCGCACGCTAATTTACTTGGTATGCGCGTATTTCGCGTGTCGATCGGTGTTGACGTGCAGGCCGGTGAGGCATCATGCCCAGCGAGCCGAGAGGCCGGAGCGCGCGCCACGTGCGCAAAATGCACTCTATGCTCCGGCACGTCAATCAACGCGCGCGATATCGTTATCGCGGATCATGCCACTGGCCACGCTCGGCGCGTGATTAGACTGGCCACGGTTTAATGCTCGACTGTATGCGGCCACCGGCCGTATACGGGCGCGTATTGCGTCGATTCAATTAAAGGAAAGTAAATTATGACTTATTTTGGCACGTATCACCGGCTGCGCTTACACGTAAGCGCTACACCTAAACAAGTATTGCGCGCGCTTTATAAAAAACTGCGGCCGATCGCGTTAACCCACGGCCAGCGCGTACACCGGCATGCGATCGCGCGCGATATTTTCGAATGTCATTGTGCGGCCCGCGCGCTTTATGAAAGGGTCGCAAAATGATAAAAACCATGCTTGCAAAATACCCTGGCCGCTGCAGCCGGACTGGCGCGCCGATTCGACCAGGCGATGAGATACGCTACGACACGGCCACGCGTAAGGCGTGGATCACGGATGAAGACGACGGCCGGATGACGTTCACCACACCGGCGCGTCAATACCGATCCGACGTGTTTCAGATAGGTGGCCATGAGTATTACCAAAATAAAAACGGTCGGTGTATCGACGCGCCATGTTGCGGGTGTTGCTCATGAAAACAATATTCATTCTAAGGACCGGCCAACGCGTGGCCGTTGATCGCTTTATGGCCGGACCGGCCTTGACGCGTGGCCACTGGTGGTGGCGGACCGGCCACAGGACATGGTCCGAGGCGGCCATATGACGTACTACAAAACGAAAGCGGCCGCTCAGGCGCTCGCGGATGAATTAACTCTACAGGACCGTGACGCGTGGCGTTATGAGGTACACGGGGCCGCGCGTGGTTTTTACGTCGCGGTATTTGATGATGATGGCCATTTTTTGGGGAACTTATGATCTACACAATAGTTTATTTGGCTGCACTGGCCGTGCTGATGCTTGATTTATTTATCTGGAGAATCTAAACATGAAAACGATTATTTTGGGAACTACACGCTATACCGTGCGCGATGATCGCACCGACATCATGGCCGCGCACGCTAAATGTACCGGTAAGCATAAGCTCGTAAAGTCTAAGGGCGCCGAAAAGCGCTTTTATCCGGTTTACTGGCATGGTGACTCGACGGCCGAATATGTGGCCGCATATGAGAAGCTCAATAAGAATCGAAGCCTGCTACCGTGGGACTGGGCCCAGCTGCGCGCCGAGCCCTGCCTACTGCCAGTAGGCGAAGATAGCATGTGGGAGGTGGCCGAATGATGCACCCAATATTTGCCCAGGCGCTCGCGCCTTGGACGCCACCACCGGCACCCACACCGGCTGAGCTGGTAACGCGCGCGTTGATTATGGGCCTCACTGCGCCGGACGCTGAGAGGGCTCAGCAATGCGCCGACATGGCCGAGCACTGGGCCCAAGGGCTCACGGATGCCGAGGTCGAAGCCTGTAAAGCGGAGGCCATGCAATATGTCTAGCCTTACTGAATTCTGCGAGATACCTCGCACAATGTACGAAATAGAGGCCGAGGGGTTTACCCGCGACATGGTCTATGGGGCCGTGAAGCGGGGCGAGCTGGTGAACCAAAACCGCAAAGACGCATGGGGGAGAACCAGGCGCGGAGCTGGGCTGTTCACTGTGGCCGCACCGGCACCGACATATGACGCTGCGGCACTGGTGGACGCATGGCGGTGATCTGTGCAGCGTTAATCGCTGCTATACTGGCCGTGCTGCTCGGTTTATAGCAGTTGCCAAAACTTTAACGGGCCCCTTACGGGGCCCTTTTTTTTATGCCTCTACCATGTCGCGCAGGTCGGATTTGCTGACCCGCGTGTGCTCAGGGGCGCAAAAAATGTGTTTCTTAGTGCTGTACGTGCGCGACGCGACGCGCCCCATGTCGACCCAGTTGGCCTCCTTGAGCGCGTGAAGGAGCGCGGCCTGCACTATTTTGACCCCATTGGGGGCCATACCCTGCAACCGGTCGCATACACCGTGGAAGGGGGACGCAATGACCCCACGGGAGAACTCACCTACGCGGCGGCGCAGCTGGTCGACCAAGAACGACTCTGCCGTACTCATGCCATGCTCGACCATGATGGCCTTGGCCTCGGTCAGTGGGGGTGGGGCGTTGGGGTTCCAATCTGACACGTCGCGGGTGTGGAGGTAGTGGGCGACGGCCTCAAAGCCACCTCGGTGCTGATACCAATTCCACAGGCTCACCGCATGAGCTTCTGATAGTTTAGGAGCTGCGCTCCACAGGACAAACCAGCGGCGATCCTCTGAGGGTAACGAGATGGCCACGCGCTCGTTAGAGAATGCAATCACGAACACGCGATTTAAGGCCATGTAGGGGTGCAAGCCCTTACGGTTGACCATGAGAAGCTCAGGGGGCGCTGCAATGATGGGCTTGAGGGTATTCTCCAATGCCCTGCGATCCTTTGCTTCTGCTTGGCGGAGCTCTGCAATTTCCATGACTTCGCATTCCAACGCGTACCCCCACTGGGACGACAGATCTTCATTTTTGACCAATGAACAGTTGACCTTAGCGTCACCACCAATGGCCCAAAAGAAAGGGGCAAAAAGAGTGTCTTTGCCGCTGCCATGGTTGCCACCCATCAAGATGGCGTGGTTGATCTTGTGAGCTGGGAATTGCACCTTATGCGCCAGCGCGTTGAGGAGGTGCTCACGCTCAAACTGCTCGGGGATCATGCGCTCGACGTGTTCCAGCCACGGGCGCACGTCACCGGCCTGCGCCTTGGGGCGGGCGTCGCGCCAGCGGTTGCCGTAGACCAAGCCATCGCGGGCGACTAGGATGGACGCGCCAGCGGCGTAGGTGATACCGGCCAATGCCTTGGCGCCCTTGGCTTGGCGGTTCTCGTCGAAGCAATGCGACGCCTCAATGCGACGCTTGGCGTTGTGGATCGACTTGCAATCTATGTGCCGAAAGAGGGCGTTGAAGGTGCTACGGGTCACTTCGCGGCGGTCGGTCAAATCGAAGTAGCCATCATCTGCTTGGACGTAGGCAAACCGCTCATACCATTCGGCCTTCTCAATACGGCCTAGTTCTTTGCGCTCGACCTCGGCGATGACGCGCGCGGCCTCGTTGGGGTATTCGACCGTAGGGGTGAGCTTGGACAGTGCCGAATCCATCGCCTGCGCCAGCAGCTCTTCACGCAAGCCTGGGTTATGTGCTGGGCCGTCGTTGTCGGCCACCCACTGCAAGAACATGCGCGAGTCAAAGTCCACGCAATGCGAGTGCAGGCAGCAATAGGCGCGGTTGGCTGGCATATAGCGGCCTTCGGGGTTGCCGTCGCTGTGCTCTGCTGAATTGGGACAGATGACACCTGCCCAGCCTTCGCCGTTGGGCTTGGACAGCAGCAGACCCTGCTGAGACAGCCACGCCATCACGTCGTCGGCACCGTCATCGGACAGCCTGATAGGGCGCAGGGTGAGCGAGTCGGCCTCGACGGGTGTCACGCCCAAGGCGGCGCAGATACCATCTAGTGTGTATTCGCGCTCAGGGTGGAACTCGACCAAGCGGGACTCGAACTGGTTGCGGTCGGGTTTGAGGTTAACCGAGCCTGGGAGCCTGAAATTACGCACAGGGTTGCAAGCGCCTGGGTCGGTGTAACCCGCGTCGGCGATGGCGCGAATGGCTGCGCTGAACTCGGCTTTGGTCGGCTGATCGCTGAAGGCGTAGCCCCACTGGAATGAGCCCTCGGACGTCTCCATAATCCAAGTGGGAGCCAGCGGGGGTGTCTTGGACTTGGTGCCAATGTCGTCCAGCATCATCACTAAGATGTACTCGCAGTTGGCTGCGGACGCTGACACGCGGCCATCGGTGAAGCGGTCAATGATGAAGCTGGCGGTGTTGCCGTACCATGCTTGGCCTGCCTTGGTGCCCTTGGTGGGCAGGTACGCTGGCCATGTGCATTTGACTGCGCCATCGGCGTGGAGTTGTATCTCGCCGTTTTTTAGTTGTGGTTTTTGATGCACAATAAGTGCAGTCTCGCCAGTCGGGGCGAGTTTTGTGATAAAGTCCAGAAATTCCAAGTTAGTGCTCCCTTACAAGCCCGCCTGCCAGCGGGCTTTTTATTTGCC